CAAGTTTTACCTCGATATGTTGAGGGGTTTACGCACTTAACTGTTAATCCTAGCTAGTTAATTTATAATCTAGTTATTATTTAATCGTTAGCTATTCCGCAAGCTTTTAGAAATATATCTCTCCTAAAGCGTGGGTTATCCTCTTGCAAATTCTCAATTAATTGATATATAACATGTTCAATACCATTTGTTGCACTATTGCTAGGGTTAATTAAAAACCAGTGATATTGTCTATTAATTGCTTTTGCTATTAATTCATAATCTTTGCGTGTCATTTTCCTACCTCTTGTAAGTATTCTTCGTAACTCATCAATTCATCATTGTAAATTACTATCTTTATTCTTTTCATTGTAGCCCTTACTTTCCGCTAAGATTAACGATTAAGTGTATAAGTTGTTAATGTACATTAATTATGGTATCAAACAAATGTAATAGTGTCAAATATAATAGACAGTATTAGTTAGTTAATTGTGGATAACTAAAGAGGATTAGTTATTCTAAGTCCACTAGCTTGCTGTCTTAATATAGTACACTTAGCCCTATACTTAACGTAGTGCTTAATAGTTTTATATTTATTTAGTTCTTTGTTTTGGTTGTAATATACAATTATCATAACTTAAGTAGTTTATCATATTTATATATTATTGTCAATAGTAGTGTTTAACTTTGTTTAACTTTTTGATATACTGTGTTAAATGGATGATTCAGACATTGATGCAAAACAAGCCCAAATCATTGAATTAAAATCACAAGGTAAGACCAATCGAGATATCGGTAAAATAGTCTATCCTGAGCGTTCGCAGACAGTCGCAGATACATTAGTATCACGTCAACTTAAAAAACCCCACGTCGCAAAATATGTAGATCAGGGGAAGGAGAGAGCATTAGCCAAATACAATATTACTTGGGATATATTAATGGCTAAGTTAATTGTAATGTTAAATGCTGAGAAACGTCATGCTTTAACTGGCGAAGTGATGCCCGATAATAACTTACAATTTCAAGTAGTAAAAGAATTAATTAAAATGTTAGATAAAAAACCAGAGCAACAACTAAACCAAGTAACTAATAACATTGCACTAATCCACGCACTAAAAAGCAACGCCAGTGAAATTGATTTACTAGACGCATTAAACACAGATAATAAAGCGGAGGATAAGTAATAAATAATCTATTAAAGGTAATAGGTTTTATAGTAGTAGTTATGGTGGTTGTTTGGTTAGTTTATACGTTATAGGGGTTGATAGATGAATGTACTCAAGAAACAGACCGATTCTAAGCTGTTATAAGCCGTTTTAACAGAGTAAGTTATATATAGACTTAACTATAGAAGTAAACACAGAGTCGCACATTATACAATTAGCGACGTACTAACAGATACAGTAATATACATGTACATATATAAATACATATACACTATATGTGGTGTATCATTGTTACCAACTTGCTGTTTAACTTAAACACTCATAACAGATTAAACAGTTGCCCATTTGATCCCATAGCCCCCGCTTATCTACTGGGTAGACTATCATATATATTCTGATTAGTTACGTCCATTCCCAGCCTACAAAAAAATTTATAGTAACATATACATTACAATGTATACTTTACAATGTATAAAGTACAAGGTACAATGTATACATGCTTATACAAAAGACTGTATATATACGTGAAGAAGATATTGAGCTTTGGAATAAAGTTTCGAATAAGGCTGAATGGATCCATGATCATTTAAATATGTATAATACAGAAACACCCAAACAAAGGTATGTTACCCAACAAGAAACAATCACTAAACCAATTGAAAATATAAAAGAAGAAGTAGCCAAGATTAAACCATTAACTACAGCCGATAAAATTAAACAAGCTAAAATGGAAGAAAGGAAGAAACGATGGCGTACTACTTAGTCTCTTTATCAGTATTACTAGTGGGAATGTTAGTTGGTGTTAAACTAAGCTTATGGACCCACGACAACAAGCACTTGTAAAGATCGCACTCAAATGTAAGTGGGATCTTTTCTATTTAGATAAGTACGTACTTCACTATGACGATATGGAGCCAGAGGTTCATGAAGATCTTTGTCACTACGTTGAGTCTCTTTACTTAGGCCATCCAGACGATTACATTCCACCAGAAGATAAAAGTGGCCAAGGCTTAGAGGATCAATTCAAAGAAGGCAATAAGAACCTTCTTCTTCTAATGCCTAGAGGGACTTTTAAATCAAGTGTAGTCACGATTGGGTTCTGTTTACAATACATTCTCCACGACCCTAACATTAGAATCCTGATTGACTCAGAGACCTTCTCAAAGTCCAAAGCTTTCTTATCCGAGATTAAAGGCCATCTTGAAGGCAACCCACAATACCGAGAAGTCTTTAAGACGATACATGGTATGTACCCCGACCAAGGGAAGAAGAAAGACATGCTCTGGACAGACTCACAATTGAATATTGCAAGCAGAAGTAAACAAAGAAAAGAACCAACCTTCTCATGTGCTGGTGTTGATGTTACGAAAGCTGGTATGCACTACGATCTCATTATCAGTGATGACCTTCACTCTGAAACTAACGTAACTAACTTTGAACAAATCCAAAAAGTCATAGACCATTGGAAGCTTAACTATTCCCTGCTCGATCCAGGCAAGCCAATGATTGTAATCGGTACAAGATGGGATTACAACGATCTTTATCAACACATTTTAGACGAACACCGAGAAGAATATAACATTCTTATTAGGAGGGCGATTAAAGCTGATGGTACTGCGTTCTTCCCACAACGACTATCCTTAGAAGAACTAGCTAAAATAAAAAACAAACAAGGCTCAGCTCACTTTTCCAAACAATACATGAATGAACCAATTGATGATGAGACTGCGACTTTCAAACGTAAGGACATGATTCGTAAGACTTGGGAAGATATTGGTGAAGGCCATCCGATTAACTGGTATCTATCCATTGATCCATCATATGAAGGTGAGTATTCAGACTACGCTGCGCTTGTCGTAGCAGGCATGGATTACAAACAGGAAATGTACGTCAGACATGTTACTCGTCAGAAAATGACATATGCTGGCATTATTGACGAAGCCTTTAAACTCTACACAGAGTTCCTACCTAAAGCAGTTCTACTTGAAACAGTTGGCACACAGAAGTCGATAATGTATGAGTTAAACAACCAAATGAATCTCCGCTCTGCTTGGCTACCATTGAAAGAAATAACCCACCGAGCTAAATCAAAAGAAGAACGTATTAGAGGCTTAGCTCCCTTTTACGAGTTCGGTAGAATCTTTCATTTAAAGGACTGCAAACAACTAGACGAACTTGAATACGAACTAATCCACTTCCCTAAAGGTAAACACGATGACGTTATTGATGCCCTGGCCTCGATACTTGAATTTGCTAAACCACCTACGCCAAGTAACTCACAATTAAGAGATAAAAAGCGTTCTTCATACAAGCCACTTAATCCACTTATGGGCTACTGATACTATTGTTTTAGATATAAGTATGATGTCATATAGACTATGGCAGAAAACAATAGCGGTGGTACACCTAGCTCGAGAGATCAATTACGCTCTCCTTCACAGAATCCCCTAGATCAAGCTCAAGTTAGTGGCTACACTGATATATCTGATTTAACAGTTGACCCTAACTACCCCCTACCAACGCAATCGACTGGCTACCATCCTAAGCGAAAAGAATCAAACATTCGGATGCAGTTATACAGACGTTATTACGAGATGCGTGATAATGACTGGCGAACTGAGGCTGAACGTCAATGGGAGATGGCCGACAAAGAATACATGCTTTGGCTATCTACCTCCACGCAGTACATGACGACTACACAGGATGGGACAACTTCGTTCCCTGTTAGTTATGATGCTGCTACTATTCCCGATCCTGATACAACAAGATCAAGACTGAAACTGCCTGATTCATTTGCAGCTATTCAGTCCCATATGCAAGAAACCGTTGGTAGGAAATCACGACCAGCTCTGACTGGTACAAATGCAAGTGATGAGCCAGTGCAAGAGTTTACTAATTCAGTAATGAATTACAACATGAATAACACTGACTTTGACTACCA